ATGATAACAAATACTATTCAAGGGTGTAGCTATACCGAACTTTGGGTATCTCCTGCCAACTGGCAAAAAGCTACTAAAAAAGATTTGGACAAAGATTGGTATGTACAATGCATATTCTTTGACCCTCGCTATGAAAAGAAATATCCTAAAGGTTTTCCCTATCGCAAAAAGGCTAATAAACCACAAACAATAGAGGAACGAAAGGCTTTAATATCTTTTCTTCTTAAAAATATCCCTCAACAATTCAATAATGGGTACAATCCCATTACTAAGAAATACATGAACCTCAGAGATGAGGGGCTGTATCCTGACCTGCTTTTTATTGAAGCATTCAAGCGCGCCTTGGAGATAAAATCAGGTACCAAATCACACCTCTATAATATAAAGCGTGCTATTGAGAGACTTGAAGAAGCCAGTGAAGCCCTTGGTATGCAGTATATCAAGGTAAAAGATTTGCGCCGCGTAGACCTTAAGATCATGCTTGATTACCTACAACTCCCCGATAAGTATTATAACAAGTTTGTTATTTACTTCTCAAGTCTATATCGAGTATTGATAGAATACGAATGCTGCGAGTCTAACATCACCAGGGATATTTATCCTAAAAAGACTTTCAAAGAACCCCGTCTTGTGCTTGAGAAAAACGAATTAGATAAAATAAAGGAGCTATTAGAGGAAACACATCCCGAGTTCTATAGATATATGATGATATTCCTCTACTCAGGGGCGCGTAACACAGAACTATTTAGGTTACAACGTAAAGATGTAGATTTGGATAAGCAGGAGTTTGTGATACTCCTTGAAAAAGGCGGACAGTACAAACGATGTACTAAAGTTATATTAACTCCCGCATTGGAGTATTGGAAAGAAGTATGTGAGGAGTGTCAAAGTCCTGATGATTATCTCTTTGCCTTGAACTTCGTGCCAAGTAAGAAAATGGGACATACTGAGATTGTTACCCGCTTTTGGAAACGAAATGTAAAGGATAAACTCGGCATTGAAGCTGACTTTTATGCTCTCAAGCACTATATGCTTGATAATTTAGATAGTGATACCGCTATGTTATTGGCTTCCCATACCAATAAAAACACTACTGCTATCTATCAGATCAATAAAGCCAAGAAAGATAGGGAGATGCTTAAACAGTTAAAAATAGAGATATAAACCTCTTAAAAACGAGCATCATTTTTTAAACGTTAAATTTCTTTCTTATTTCTTTATAATTTCTTAATTTTGTGGCTGATTTTATTAATACCAAAATTCCTATGGAAATAGAAGCAGAACTCAAAAGCAAATTAGAGCATCTTTACAATCGTGTAGAGAGCCTAAAAGAACAAATTAACACAGAGGAAGCTACCAAAAATGCCTTTATCATGCCTTTCTTGCAAATACTCGGTTATGATGTGTTCAACCCTACTGAGGTGATTCCTGAGTATGTAGCAGATATTGGAACTAAGAAAGGAGAAAAGGTAGATTATGTAATTAAGAAAGACGATCAGGTCGTGATTATTATTGAGTGTAAGCATTGGAAAGAAAATATCAATGCTCATAACTCCCAGTTACACCGATACTATCACGTTACAGATGCTCGCTTTGGAGTTATTACCAATGGGATCATGTATGACTTCTTTACAGACCTTGAAAAACCAAATATCATGGATAACAATCCTTTTCTTACCGTGAATTTGGCTAACCTCAAGGACAGCACCATTAAGGAGTTGGTAAAGTTTACCAAGGCAACCTTTAGCATTGACAATATATTAGAGAGCGCCGAAGCCCTCAAGTATGTCCGTGCTTTTAAGAACGAGTTTGAAAAGGAGATACAGGAACCTTCCGATGATTTTATCAAGTTGTTGGCGCGCCGATTCTTTGATAAACAAATCACATCTGGGCGTTTGGAAATATTCCGAGAGTATCTAAGGCGTGCAATGACTTCCTATTTCACAGATTCAATCAATACACGATTGAAAACAGCCCTTGATATTAATGAAGGAAAAACACAACAGCCAAAGGACGAGCCTGAAGAAATGGAGCCTATTGACGAGGGAGATGAAAGCAGGATTATCACTACTGAAGAAGAATTAGAAGGTTTTCAGATAGTCAAAGCTATTCTCAGAGAGAAAATCCCTGCTTCAAGAATTGCTTACCGAGATACTATTTCCTATTTTGGGGTATTACTTGATGACAACAATCGTAAGCCTATTTGTAGGTTGCATTTCAACGGAGCAAAGAAATATATCGAGTTCTTTGACAAAGGCAAAGACAGCTCCGAAAAGGTACTCCTTGACAGCTTGGACGATATTTACACCCATAAGGAACGCCTATTACATACTATTGAGATTTACTAACTTAAACACATAACATATGAGAAAAGTATTATTGCTGATTATGAGTTGTGTCCCTTTTTTAGGGTATAGCCAATTTATATTAACAAAAGATGGAATGGTTGATGAGAAAGACCCAAGCAAAAACTATCTTGTATATAATTTTGAAGGGAAAACTGCTAATGAGTTGTATATAAGTGTTCTTACTGCTCTTACAAATTATTATGTTTCTGCAAAGGATGCTATAAGTAAAGTTGAAGGGAAAATAATTTCTATCAATGGAATTGAAAGTGGAGGTATTTGTTATGGTAATTTTATGGGAGGTTGTAATCATAAATTTGATTTAGAGTACACTATGTCCATAGATTTTAAAGATAATAAAATTAGAATAAATACACCTATTATAGCAAAAACAAAAGGGGATAATTTTAATAAAAACCACACCTATTCTTTAGTTGGAGGTGGAGGAATGTTTGGAACTTATAGCACTTTTAATAAGGAAGGTAAATTAAAAGATGAAAATTCAAAGAAAAGTATTGAAACATTCTTTAATGTATTAGTGCAAAATATAGTAAAGAGTGTAAAAAGCCAAGATAAAGACGATTGGTAAGAATAAGAAAAGCCCCTTAATTGGGGCTTTTTTTATGTTCTTATCTTAATGCCTTTCGTAGTAAGCTCATTAATACCTGCTTTCATGTTAGCTATATCTTTTTTCATATCATGAAGCTGAAAAGTATTAGTCTCAATTCCTGCAAGGTGCTGCAATTGCCTTGCTGCATTACTCTGCATTGATTGATGCATTTCTTTAATAGAGTTAGCTATCTGTAAATTAGCATTCCTTATCTCTGCGCTTAGCTGGGTCTGTAATCTAAATTGCCCATTGAGTTCCTCTCCTGTGTCTTGGCTCATTCGAGCAAATCCTTTTTCTGTAGCTTTGCGCTGTTCGTCGAGAAAATCAAATCCTATATTACTGCTCATAGTATTCCAGTCTCTTAAGAATTGTTGCATTTCTCCTATTTTACTTTTCATAGTGTTCCCAAATTCTCCTACAATTCGAGATGATTGCTCTGCAAAATCTCTACTTCCGCTATTGTTATCAGCGGCTTTCCGTATTTTTTCTTGTAAATTCTTAAAAGACTCTGCAACATAGATTTCATATACTAATTGTTTTCCTAATTTACCTATTACATTACCAACAGTTTTAGCAAAACTCTCAAATGCGTCCTCTCCTTTTTGAAGAGAATTATATACACTATCTGTTATGCTTTTGCCTAAATCTCCAAATGTGTTTTGGAGATATTCATCAAACTTCTTTTGAGCTTCTTGAGCTTGGTCGTATAGGTCTATTATCTTCTGTAATGCTTCTTTTCCTCCTTCTCCAAATTCTTTTGTTTTAATCAAACTTTCAGCTAAAGACCTATTAAATTCTCCATTCTGTTTGATTAAATCTGAATGAGCTAAAGTTATAGAAGAATAATCAGTTACACTTTTTTTCCACCAAAGAGCTCCTTTTGTATGGCTACCTGTAGCAACTTGAATATTATCCAATGAACTTTTTATTTCATTAGGAGTAAATCTCCTTTTTTTATGTTCTTCATAAAAATTGTAGTTTTTAAGACCTTGTCTTTCATGATAACTTCGTGCATTTGCATCACCAAATAATTCTTCTTGCAAATCTAACCATTTCTCCTCATATATTTTTAAATACTCCAAAGAAGTTTTTATTTCTTCTGTACCAAAAATAGATTTATTATTTTTCATCAACATTCGTTCCTCATAAAGTAGCCTATTATATTCATTTTGTTGGGCAATCTTAGAAGTTGCAATCTCTCTAAGTTTTTTTTCATGTTCTAATTGAGCTCTTGCTTGTGTTTCAAAGCCAGAAACCACTAATCCAACTACTGCACCAATTGCTGCTCCCCAACCACCCCCTACAGATCCTCCTGTTTGTGCCATCGATAAAGTTCGATTTAATGTGTTGCTTACCGCTTGTACTGTTTGCCCCATTCGCCTTAAAGCCTCATTCCCCGTACTCTGCCCCAGTTTTTCAAACTCTTGTCCCAATTGACCAAATTCTCCAGTGATAGACTGTGTATCAGAAAGGACACCTTGGAGCGCTTCCTTCCATTCTATAGTATTTGGTTTGAACTTGAATATAGCTTGAATATTTTTACCAAGCCTTCCAAAGACTGTATCGCTACGATCTGCTGTGTCTTTTGCTTGCTCCAACTGCTGTTTTAGATTTTGGACATAGTCCACATTGTCCTTATCGCTCATGTCAAGTATACTTGCCAGCTGGTCAATCTCCTTTTCAGCATCGACTATGGTTTGGCGTATCTCCTTGACTGTCTTTTTACGTAGGTTCTCAAATAGTTTAGCAATGGCTGTACCCTCTTTTTTGTAGAGTATATCCAACTTCTTAAGCTCACGAGCTTTTTCGTCTTGCGCTTTCTTCACTTGTGGAGCATCTGCACCTAACTTGGCTTGCATAGCGGCAATATCAGCGTTGTACTTCTCCTCAATGGCTTTGCGTTGGTCTGTATAGGTTTGGTACTTCTCCAATAGCTCTTTATACATAGCCTCTTGCTGGCGGGTATATTCGTCTAAATTGTCCTGATTGAGGATTTCCTGATTTTTGGCTATTCTTGCCTTTTCTTCTTGAATGGCTGGGGTATCAGTGTTAAAATCTTGCCCTTTCTTCCACTTCCCCGCTGCTTCGGCTTTCTGCTTCTCTGTTTCAATAAAAGCCTGTAACTCATCTTCTCCTTTTCGTTTGATTGTCTCGGCTCGTTTCTCATATTCAAAGATGAGTAGGGCGTTACGTTTTTCTGTGCCGTCTTTCATGGCTTTGATTTTAGCTTCATCCTCCTCAAACATTCTATCCTTTTCCAAACGCTCCTTGTCCCTTTTATCTTTTTCATAGTCAAAAGTAGGAAGCTCGGATTTAGTTTTGTTGGCTTTGGCTCCTTTGGATTTGCTTAAACTTGTTTTGTGATCCTCTAATGTCTTCTTTGCGTTTTTTAGATTATCTTCAGCTTCTTTAATGATTTTCGCAAATTCTTCTTCTGTGTGTTTCCCTTTTCCTCCATTCTTTATGGTATCCAAAGCCTTCTCTGCATCCTTAACGGCTTGTGTATATTTCTTAGTGAGGTCTTTATACTCATATGTCTGCTCGTGGAGTTTATCCAATTGTGCCTGTAATGCCTTTGATTGTGCTTGTAGTTCCTCTTCATTGAAAGCAAACCAATCACCTCCAAAATTCACCCCATGAGAAGCCCATTTATTACCTGCTTTCTTTTGCTTTTGCAAGTCAGCAATGAGTTTTTGTCGGTGTTCTAACTCCTTCTTAATCTCGCTCTCTGATAAGTTCTTTATATTAGAGCTCCAAGAAGCTAAAACATCTCCTTTTACATCATTCTTGGCGATTTTTTGTCTTTCCTTGATATACTCACTAACTTCGCCCATTTTATGAACCCAAGAGTTGCCAAACACACGAGTCATTTCCTTATCAAAAGCACTATTTTTCTTCAGTTCATTTACATTATACCCACTTTTACCTGCTTTTGCGTTGTTCAAAATCTTTTCAAAATCCTGATATTTCAAAAAGTCATTTGTACGTTGGAATTTCTTCTCTTCTGAATCGTGTTTCGCTATCTCCTGCTTTAACTTGAGTATATCGGCAAGTTTTAGTTTCTCAATATCATATTTAGCAAAGATATTCGGATACTCTTTTTGTAGAAGAATAAGTGCCTTTTGTCTGTCTGTATCGGCTAACGCCTGATTGGTAGCACTATCTATAAGCTCATCAATCTTTTGCTTATGCTGCTGCTCCCAGTCTATGGATTGTTGTTTTTGGTTGTTATAATCCTGTTGCGCCTTATCTGCCGCAGTAGTTTTGTCTTTCAAAGCCCATATAGCAGCACCTAATCCAACTACCGCAGTAGCTACCAATACATAAGGATTGGCTTTCATTACAGTGTTTAAGGCAGCAGTAGCTATAGTTTGAGCTTTAGTAGCAGCAGTCTGAATACCTTTTGCAATGGCATCTTCCTTGGCCGCTACTGCCCAACCTTTGGTAAGTGCAATATTCACCAGTACAGCAGTTCTATACGCTCCATAGGTAACAATAAGCCCCGCTATCACCTTTCCTAATGTCTTGTAATTCTCAACCAAGAAAGTAACCCCTTGAATAGCCCCTGATATATAGCCCTCGCTTGCTTTTCCTATATCATTAAGCATTTGGTCGAAGCTATCCCCGAGGTTAGATATTTGCCCTCCTAATGACTTACTCTGCTCTGCCATTAGGTTAAAGAATAGCCCGCCTTCATTGGTCATATTCTTTATAACAGCTTGCACCTCAGGAAAGCCTATTTTTCCCGCAGAAACCATGTCTTTAATCTCGGTTTCGCTCTTACCCACAACCTTACTCAATTCAGCAATGATAGGAATACCTGCATTCATGAACTGGTATAGGTCGTTGGTCATTAGCTTTCCTTGTGCTTTGACTTGTCCGTACACATGAATAAGTTGCCCCATAGGAACACCTAATCCCGCAGCGACATCACCCATACGGCGGAGGGTCTCGGTTACTTCCTCGGCAGGGACTTGAAAGGCAAGCAAACGCTTAGCCCCTTCAGATACTTCCTCTAATCCGAAAGGGGTTTTAGCTGCTAAATCAGCCATTTGCGCCATTAGATCATTGGCTTTCTCCTTGCTCTTTAGCATAGTGCCAAAGGATATTTCAAGCTGTTGAAACTGCGAGCGGACAGCTACCACCTGTTTAATGAAGGCAGAGGCTCCCTGCAAAGTAAAATAGGCAGTAGCCCCCTTGACAAGGTTCTGCCATACTTCGGCTTGTTTTTTGCCCTCTTCTTTTGTCTTCTCTGTTAGGCTCTCAAATTGCTTTTTGATAGCCTCAATATCTTTCTTTATATCTGTTTGGTCTGCTCTTACCTCGAAGAGTAGTCTACCTTCATTTTCTTGCATAGTGGTTTGTTTATTACTGGATTGCTTTTAATTTCGAGAGAAAGCCTGCAAAGTCCGTTCTTGTTTCATTTTTTGGTGCTTCCTTTTTATCTTTCTTGTCATTATCATATGAGGGTATCACTGAGCTATATAGCATTACATTGGCATAGCTCATATTCAGGACATACTCAAAGGTCAATCTGTATTGCTTGGCAAACGAGCCTACGAGCCCCCAGATACTATCGTTTCGTTCTCCACTTCCTTCGTTGGCTTTGTGATCATCATTCCTTTGAGGGAAGTGGAAATAACGAAAAAAGAGCGTATATCCATTTGCCCTATTACCTTGAAAAAGGCTTCGGATATTTCAGACATAGGTGCTTTAGTCAATTTATTAGCTAATACCTCACCTTGGGTAATATGCTTCTTTCGTTTCCAAAACTGCCAAAAAGGCGGGCGTACGGTCTCTGTGAAGCGGTTACCTAAAAGAATAACAGCCACAGCCCATGCTATATTCTCATAATCTTCCGCCTTATGAACAATAGAGCCAAATATATGCTCCTCATCAATGGTATCGGCGGGTATCTTGCTGATGTACTTTGAAGCCCTTACCAGTGTAATAATAGAGGGCGGAGCGACTTTATACGCTTCGCCCCCAATGATTATTGTGGTTGGTTCTTCAAGTAGTGTTTGTGCTACTTTCTCTTCCATGGGTTATGCTACTTTTTCAATAGAAAAATATCCTTTACCACCATTGAGCATAGTGATTTCAATTTCTACATCGTAACCACTCTCCTCGTTATAGACAAGTGTTCCTGCCATAGTACAGTAGAATATATCTACCTTTTCAGCCCCTGAAACTTTAGGGATAATAGATGCTGAAAACTTCTTAGTAGAAACAAAAGACTTGATGATGAGTTTGTCTCCCGATTCTTCAATATCCCAGATTTCAGAAAGTAACGCCTTGTTAGCGTTCTTAACGGTACATTTTACCTTATAGGTAGGTTCTCCTTTCATCTGGTCGATGGTTTTGCCTCCAATAGCCACCCATTTGTACTCCTTACCATCTTCTTTTTCTATAGAAAAACTACCTTCTTTGACAATCCCTAATGTTTTAAGGACTGTACCCATGGCGCCCCCAGCTCCTGGCGCTCCAAACTTGAATTCTACTTCGCCCCAAGCAGTGGCGTTGTTATCTACGTATGCCATAGTATAAATGATTAAATGTTAATGATTAAATGCCTACGGGTGCTACCCGTTAAAGGTGTTATACCTAAATTTAATTTTTGCGTTGATGAAAAACTGCTTTATATCCGTCTCCTCAAAGGTCTGTATCATCTGATGAAGCTGTAATCTGTAGTTGCGTAGGGCTGTTTTAGCTTCCTCTATGATAGGCATTAAAGCCTGCTCGATAGCATCACATCGTACAAAGTCTTTCATGTACTGGTTATCGTTATTTTTGACCATAGGGACAAAGATATTGATGTTAATTACCCCCGTTTGGTATTGCCCATCTAACCCAGTAAGGAACGATATTACACAATCCTCTTTTTGTGAATTCAAAGGTCGTACCCCATTGCGGTAAGTTTGCCCGTTGATAAGTGGGTCTATCTTATCCTTAAAGTACTTGTATATATCGGCTTCTATTTGTGAGGCTGTCTTTTTCATTGTGATAATGCTTTTAAGAGTTTCGGAACTTCACGCTCGGCTAAGAGTTCAGCGGAAGTAAGTACATTGTAGTTGCGGGCTTCTACATAGCTTGCGTACTTCATTCCTGCAACCACAACAAGCACAAACCCCTTTGGATATTGAGATGTTACCTTATTGATAAATGTATCGCCTTCTTTCTGTCCATCATTGCCTGATTTGGTGAGTTGAAATCCTCCTTTTTCAATAGGTTTGCCGTCCTTTAAGACAATATACCCAATGGACGAACGGAGGTTACCAGTCCTATCCTGATAACTACCATACTCACGCGCTTCATTGATACACTTTTCACCTACAAAGCGCAGGATACGAACGATTTTCTCTTCGTATTTGGCTATCTTTTCTTGAAGCATACGCTCTATATCTGCGGGTGTGAATTGTGGTGTTATCATACGAATATACGGCAATGGAAATAATCAGTGGAAAAACGAATTACCTGCTTTTCAAGGCGGATATTACCCTCGTTATCTACTACCTGAACCGTGGTGCCTGCTGCTATGGTAGGTGTTCCTTTCGGAGCATAGATAGTAGCGGTACAATCAAAGATTTGCCCATCTGTTTTACTTATCTTTTGCCCAGCTCCTGCTATCTCATCACGACATGCGCCTACTTCCTCCCATGTTATAGGATCTGTTGGGTAGGTTGGTATGCCGTCTTCATTGATAGTTGGCTGTTGGGACACTTTTTTTCTAAGTAAATAAGGGTATATTTTCATCTTTAAAACATATTGGTAATATCTCTTACAGTGGCTTTTTCCTCTAACAAATTGACCCTACCGAGCTGTCTACAAAGCAAATTGTAAAAGGCAGTAATAGCTGATTTGTCATAAGAAAAGGATAATCCTCCTTCAGAAAAGGACACTGGGCGCAATAAGAGTTCAGGAATAAGGTTGTAGAAAAAGAGCTTTGTCTTTCTCTCGTTCTCCTCATTGAACTCATCAGAAAGCCCCAATCCTACCCGTTGCATTTCTGCAATGAGTAGGGTAGTGGGGTATTCTACATTCCAGAGTTTGAGTTTTTCATCTATGTACGCTTGCGCTGTCATTAGAACTTCGTTTTGATGATAAGTTTACGCTTACTATCGTTCAATACAGGAGTAGCAAAAGCCGTTGCCTTGGTAGATACCAAGATAGGATCTTGATGCCCAAAGGTATTAACTAAGATGAAGTTATCTTTTACAGACTTACTCATCACATCGGCAAAGCTCATAGTAAATTCAGGAGTGGTGGTATATTGGGTAGTACCCAATTCAGCAGAGGTAGAGAATAGGATATTTCCTTCTTCCCAACCATTGGCCACGGTTACCTCTCCGTTTTTACCCTCTACACTCACGTAAGACTCCCATACTTTGATAGTAGGCAATCCACGTTCTGCAAGCTCAGCGTTGAGTTGTTCCAAACGCACATCAGGCAAAATGGTAGTAGCATTAATAGGAACACCCAACACAAAAGCGCGGGTATTTTTGTTCTTCAATACCTGATTGAGGGTAGCACGGCTCATAACTACAATGGCATAGCTATACCCCTTGCCTTTAGCTTCCTCTTGGTATTTTTCGATTTCCTCAATAGGGTTAGCATCAGCTTCTGCCCATTTCTTGAGGGCGTTTTGTGTTTTGACCTTGAAATTGGCTGTTACATTTGCTGCTCCTCCATTGTTGGATGTAGTTGTTTTGTATTTACCCGTAGAAACGAGCTGTTTTGACATCCACTCCAAGCGTGCATTCACCCCATCAATACAGAATTGAGGGTCTTCGTATATCTTATTGATAAGCTGCGCTTTGATACCTGCATTGGTAGGATAGGCAGCTAATGAATTACGGAGCTGTTGAATGGTGATAAGATCCTTTTCGTTCAAATCACGAGCGATTTCCACTTTTGGGATTTCTCCCTTGATGTTTTCTACGAACTCACGCCCTTTTCGTGGTGCCTTAGAGCCGATAGCTACAAGGTCTGCCATTATTTTAGCCCCTTCTGCTCCCTCGATACTTGAGTAAGTAAGGTTAGGGTTGAACTCCAATGGGAAAAAGTCACGGTAAAGCAACGCTCCTAATGGGTAGGCTTGAATAATAGCATTCATATTAGCCTGAGAGAACTCAGGAATAATGTTGTTTGCATTGATATTCATCTGCTTTTAGTTTTTAAGGTTATTAAATAAATGAGATACGAGGCAAGGCTGTACGCAAGAAAGCCACCCCTGCCTTTTCTTTGTCAGGTAGTGCGTCTTTGCGTGCTGTTCCTGCCATTACGACTGCCACCAAAGGAATATCATCAATAACCACATCGTGGGCAGTAAGTCCTACAGCTCCTGCGGTATTGGTCTGTGAAAGTGTTTCATTCACAACCTTGAAAGTGCCATTGGTGTCAGGCATTACGAGCGTTCCTGCGGGTATAACCCCATCGGTAAATCGTGCCTTGGCTGTGGTAGGGTCTATATATACCCCTCCTGGATAGGTAACATCCAACTGGTCAAATACGACTATTTGGCGACCTGCTTTGTCTGAAATTTTAACTTCGTTCATGGGTTTTACTCTTTTTTGAATTTTTCATTGATATAGGCTTGTACATCTGCTGATACGCCGTTAGCATCTGTACCACCTCCTAACACATTGCTTGAATGAGAAGAAAGCCCCGTATTGGCTTGGGTCTGTAAAAACGCTTGTTCATCGGCTTTTAGTTCGCTGACAAAGGCATCCATTTCGGTATCGTCTTTGAAAGTACGCCCTAAGTGATGTTTGTAGAATGGTTCCGATACCCCCTGCGCTTTGAGTTGGTTTAGGAAACGTTCCTTAGCGGTTTGTTGTTGCTTTTCTGCTTGAAATGCTTGAATAGCCTTACCTTGATTGGTAACAGCTTCCACAAGGCTTTTTGCCCACGCTGGCATTTCATCAGGTTTAGGTTCAGTGGGTGGAGTAGGAGGGTTTTGAGGATTTGGATTAGATTTAGCCCTCGCTTCTTCGAGTTCTTTCTCTAATTTCTTGCGAACTTCCTCAGCTTTGGAAAGACTGGTACGCCCTTCATCAGCAACGGATTGCAAAAGTTTAACCTCTTCTTCTACACTTTTTACAGCGTTTTCGATTTCCGTGTCGTCCTTAACCGTTGGTGCTAAACGAGTAGCGATAACTTTTAGGACGGATTCTTTCAACCCCAAGTGCGCATACTTGGTTTTGAGAGCTTGTAGGATTTTTTCCATAAGATGTACAATATTTGTTTTACTGCAAAGGTACGCAAGGGCTTGAAGATAAGATGTATATCAGTTTGTATATAATTTGTTCTTTTTTTGTATTTTTTTTGTTTTTCTGTTTGTTTGGGGGTAAAAATGCCATGCAATAAAAAAAGCCCTCACTACGAGGGCTTAATTATTTACCGAAACAGCTTCAATCTCCACAAGAGCAAGGCAATCGCTCCTATCAATAAAATGCCAATAATAAAGGCAAAGGGAATTGTTCTAACTTCTTTCTGCACCTGCTTAGTGGCTTGTGTATATTGGCTTTGTATCTCGGATTTTTGGCTTATCTTATTGTCTATATAAAGAGTAGTATCAGCTTGTTGCAAGCTCTTAGAAAGGTTGTCTATGGTTTTAAGGGTAACCTTTCCGCCCTGTACTCTTATAGTCTCCTTGTCTCCGTCCCTGATACGATAATACACTACTTCTTTGCTATGTCCAATACTATCCCTATCACTTTCAAGGGTGAGTTCATAGGATTGGGACTGCTGAAGCTCAAAAGCGCTTACCTTTTGGGCTTTTTCTACCCGTGTGGAGCTGTCTTTTACCTCCTTCCTTTCGCTCTTTTGCTCTTCTCTGTGCTCGGTTCGGTTTGATTTCTTGCTCCTGCAACCACCTAATAGCAGAAGAGCTAAGAGTAAATACATAATCTTTCTCAT